TACGCGGACTGCTACTGGCAGGTCATGGAGGACTGTGATGACTGAGAACCGTTACCCCGAGGAAGTTCTCGACGATCTGAACGAGGACGACGGGACGATGCCCGAGAACGTCGCCACGCTAAGGGAGGCTGTCGTCGGCCACCGCGTCGTGTCGGCCGGCCCGGAGCGGGTCAAGGTCCCACGCTGGAGCTGGTCAAGCCAGAGCGATCTGGTTGAGATGGAGTTGTTCACGATCACGCTCGACAACGGCAAGCGGGTGGTACTGCGCGATACCAGCGACTGCTGCGCCTACACCTACCTGCACGACTTCCTGCTCGACCCGTCAGCAGTCGATCACATGATCCTCGGCGTCGGCACCACCGACGAGTACACAACGTGGCACGTCTACGCCGACTGGGGTGACGTGCTGAAGCTGGAGGTGGGCTGGTCGTGCGGCAACCCCTTCTACTACGGCTACGGGTTCGACATTCAGGTTCAGGAGATCCCCGATGCGTAGGTGGCGTGACATCGAGATCACCCGGCACCACAAGGCCCACTCGTGGGTGTTTGAGTGCCTGACCTGCGGCCAGAAGGTTGTCTCCACGAACGAGGACCACGTCTACGCCGAGGCAGGGGTTCACGGGTGCCGTCCCATCAGGGATACTTATGCTCGTGTCTGACCCGGAACCGAAGTCGTACTGGATCGCCATGTGGCAGACCGAAGCTGATCGGGCCGACCGGCTCGCTGATCTGCTGTCGTCGCCCCGGGTGTTCGTCCACGAGTCACTGGTAGAGGAGGTGGACCGTGAGCTCGCCCGATGGAGAGACGACCGGTACTGAACTCGTCGGCTTCTCCTCCGAGGAGGAGGTCGCCCGGGTGGTCGGCGCCGTCCAAATCCTGGAGAAGTACGCGCAGGATCTCCCGACCCTCCAGCAGTTCCGGCAGGGCGCCGCCGCGCTCACCTCGAACCTCCTCATGGACTCCCTGACCGGCAAGTACGGGGAGCCGAGGAACATGAAGGAAGCGATCCAGGTGGCGAACTCGGTCGTGGATCTGATCGTGAAGATGGACGGGGTGGACATCGGCAACGAGATCGCCAAGGTGTCCGACCCGGCCGAACGCAAGGCTCTCCTCGCCGAGATTCGCCAGAAGGCTCGCGAGGCTCAGGCCAAGTGATTACGGAGGACATGCTCCTCTCTGACGAGGAGTTCGACGCCCTTTCCGAAGAGGATCAGAAGCGGTACCTGGACCTTCTCGCCGACGAGGCCGAAGCTTGGACGCTCAACCCCGTACAGGTGAGGGCCGAGGAGCTATCCAAGGAATGCGACGAGCTGCTCTTTGGCGGAGCGGCGGGTGGATCCAAGACGGAGTGGTTGCTCTGGCACGTCGACAATCTCTCGCGTGAGGTTCCGGGCCACGCCTCCCTCGTGCTGCGTACCAGCTTCCCTGAGTTGCGACGCTCGATCATCCGCCGTTCGTTCACGCGCCTTCTGTACAGCGACCACCGCACAGACCGGCCGGTCTGGCGCGCTTCGGACAAGGAGTGGAAGTACCCCAACGGGAGCGTTGTCGAGTTCGGGTACGCCCAGTCTGATGACGACATCGGCCAATACCTTTCGGCCGAGTACGACTGCATCTGTTTCGATGAGGCGACCGAGTTCAGCGAGTACCAGTACGACATGATCCGCTCCCGCGCGCGGACGACCAGAGCGAAGAAGGCGTTGGGTGCCCGGCCCCACATCGTGGCTGCCACCAACCCCGGGCGACGGTCCCACGCCTTCTTCAAGGAGTTGTTCGTGAAGGGGACGGACCACGGGCGCCATATCCGGACCCTAGAGACGCGGCTGCCGACGGGTGAGGTGGCCCGCCGTCGAATCGGGTTCGTCCCGGCGACCGTGATGGACAACCCCCACATCGACCCGAAGTACGTCGAACACCTGATGACCCTCCCGGAGAACCTGCGCCGCCAGTACCTCGAAGGTGACTGGGATTCGTTCGAGGGCCAGTATTTCCCCGAGTTCGCGAAGGCGAAGACGCTCGCCGACGGGACGAACATCGAGTGGCATGTGGTGGAGCCGTTCGAGGTGCCCCACGAGTGGCCGAGGTTCAGGGCGATCGACTACGGCTACGCGGCCCCGTTCGCTTGCCTGTGGTTCACCGTCGACCAGGACGGCCACGTCTTCGTCTACCGGGAGGCGTACCAGTCGGGCCTCACTCCGCTGGAGCAGGCCGATCTCGTGAACCGGCTGTCGGTCTGCACTGCGAATGGGATCACGAAGCCCGAGAAGATCGACTACACGGTGGCCGACCCGTCGATGTGGTCCCACCGCGGCGACATGACGCTTGCCGCCCAGTACGCGAAGGGCGGGGTTCGGTTGCGGCGCGGGGAGAACGACCGTCTCGCCGGCTGGGCCAGATGCCGTGACTGGCTCCGCGCCGCCGAAGCCCCCGAAGGTGTGATCCCACGGCCGGGTATCCAGTTCTTCTCGTCGTGCACGAACCTGATCCGCACGTTCCCCGAGCTGATCCACGACAAGAACAAGCCGGAGGATCTGGACACCACCGGGGACGACCATCTCGCCGACGCGCTCCGCTACGGGCTGATGACCCGGCCGCCGAAGTTCAAGCCGACGGTCGAGCCGGACACGTCACTCCAGGCCCGTATCTGGCAGACGATCGACCGGATGTCCAACCGCCGCCGTATCCACCCCGAGCTCGGAAAGCTCTGAGTTCCGTTATCACGTTTCCTGATCTAAAGTGAGGGCCGATGCATCTCGTTGACGACTACGCGCTGACACCCGGGTGTTGCCGTCTCTGCAAGGACGCGAAGACCCCTGTGGTCGACACGTTGCAGGACATCGACAACGAGGGCTACGAGGGCCGGCTCTACATCTGTGCCGTGTGCTGCGGTCATCTCGCGGACATGGTCGGGTGGATCTCGCCCGAGAAGTTCAAGGCGACGAAGGCGGCCCGGAACTCGGCGGAGAAGCGGCTCGCTGAGATGAAGGAGCAGTTCGCTTCGGCCCGCGAGTTCGTGGTCGAGGCGTTCACCCCTGACGCCGTGGAGGACGCAGAGTGACCGCAGTCGTCGTGGTGCTCGCGATCGTGGTTGTCGCTCTCGCTGCGGCGCTGATCGTGTCGAACCGTCAGCTTCTCGCCTCGAACGCCGAGCTCGTCAAGGCGGTCATCGCGAAGGACGGCCGAGAGCTGGCCCACATGAACCGGGTCGAGCGTCGGCCCGCCCCGGCGCCGGCTCCCGAGTCGACTGTGCCGGTCTCCCCGGCTGAGCTGTTCGCTCGCATCCAGCAGGACATCGAGGCCGTGGAGGGACGCCCGCAGGCCGGGCAGCCCGTCGGGTTTGACGGCACCTGATGGACGAGCGCGACAAGCACGCCGATCTGGTCCTTCGCCGCTGGAAGAAGGCCGACCAGACCCTCGTGGAGGAACGCCGGAACTTCTGGCTGAACTCTGCGTTCTTCGAGGGTTACCAGTGGATCTCGTGGGACAACCGTGCGAACACGGTCGTGAACTTCTCGCAGCTCAACGGCGGCGACGATTCCCGGGTCCGCATCAAGATCAACAAGATCCAGGAGCGGGTCAACCAGCTCATGGGCCGGTTCTGCCAGCGGGAACTCGCTTTCGAGGGGCAGCCGTCAGCGGCTGACGACGCGACGATCCAAGGCGCCCGCTTGTCCGAAGCGGTGCTCGAAGCGTCGCACGACGAGCAGGACTGGGAGTCGATCCGCGAGGAAGAGGTGTTCGCTGCGCTGATGGGCGGCACGGCCGCTGTCGGTGTCGACTGGGACCCGCAGGGCCAGCCGATTGGTGCGATGGAGTCGGCCACGTCCGGTCAGGTGACGAACACGGGGGATGTGCGGCTCACCGCCTACTCGATCGCCGAGTTCTGCGTCGAGCCCGGCTCCCGGAACTGGCATGACGCCCGCTGGTGGATCTCCGCCCGGGCGATGCCGCCGGCTCAGGTGAAGGCCCGCTACAACCTCGACTTCAATCCGAAGGCCGACGCCTCGGGCGCCTACTCGCCGTTGCAGCGAGAGATCCTGATGTCTCGCCGTCAGCCCGCCGACAACGATCTTGTCGTCGTCTACACCCTGTACGAGCGGCCGAACCCGGGCTGCCCGAAGGGCCGGCACATCGTTGTCGTGAACGACACGGCTGTGGTGAAGGACCCTTGGCCGTTCCCGTTCGAGGATCTGAACCTGTGGGTGTTCCGGCAGATCAAGGTGCCGATGCGCTGGACCGGCGTCACGGTCTGCACCGACGCCCGCTCCCCGCAGATCGCCTACAACTCGGTGCGTTCGGCGATCATCGAGGCAGCGAAGATGGCCGGCAACCCTCGGATGCTCGTCCCCGACGGGGCGTTCGATGACGACACCGCCCTCACTGACGAGGCCGGCGAGATCGTCCACTACTACGCCGATCAGAACGGCGCCAAGCCCGAGTGGATGGACCCGCCGCAGCTTCCCCGCTGGCTGACCGCGGAACCGGATCGGCTCGAAGCCGAGCTCGACGGCATCCTCCACACGCACGCCGTGTCCCGCGGTGAGGCCCCCGGTGACCGCAACTCCGGTTTGGCGCTGTCGATCCTCGCCGAGAAGAACGACACCCCGCTCGGGCCGATGGCGAAGGACCAGGCACAGGGCTGGTCCGCGATCGGGACGAAGGTCCTGAAGATCTATGAGGCGAAGGTCCCGCAGACCCGGTCGGTCGTGAAGTACGGCGAGTCGGGCGTGCCTCACGTCTTCGAGTGGAACGGCCGCCGTCTCCAGGGCCAGACCCGGGTGAAGGTCCCGATCGACGCGACGATGCCGACCTCGAAGGCTGCGTCTCAGGCGATGCTCTCGTCGCTCGCCGCCCAGTTCCCCCAGCTCGCCGAGTCGCTGTCGGTGCCGATCCTCACCAAGGTCATGGAACTCCCCGGGGCGAAGATCCTCTCGCAGATCGCGGACCCGGATGTGGCGTGGGCGCACCGTGAGAACGAACTCCTCGCCGCTGGCGAGCCTCGTCTGCCGATGCCGTGGGAGGACCACGCCACGCACATGGCCGAGCACAACGCGTTCCGGAAGACGAAGGCGTACGACCAGGCCGACGAGCAGGTGAAGGAAATCTTCGAGAAGCACCTCGAAGCGCACCAGCGCCTCATCGAAGAGGAAGCACAGCGACAGGCGGCGCTGAACGCCATCAACCCCGGGTTCGCTGCCCTTCCGCAAGCCGATGAACCAATCGGCTCGGCAGTGCCGCTCTCGTATCAAGAGCAGCAGGCCGCCGCCGCACAGCCCACTGGAGGGCAGTCACTGTGATGCCGATGTCGATGGACCCACGTCAGGCGATGCGCGACGCGTCGTTCGCGACGGTCGACCAGGGGATGGCCGGGAAGGCCGACCCGCAGACCGTGAACCTCCGCCAGGCGGAGGACCCGCAGCGTTCGTGCGCGACGTGCGCCCAGTTCCGACCGCCCGAGCAGTGCGCCGTGGTGGCCGGCAAGACCCCAGCCGGCGCGACGTGCGACGGATGGATCTCCGAGTCGGAGGGCTCGGAGGAGAACGCCGCTGAGGGCGGCATGGAGGAGTAGGAGACCAGATGACCCCGACGGAAACCGAGCTCACGTTCGATGAGCTGGACGCCCAGATGGGCGAGATGGAAGAGGGCGGTGTTCCCGATGAGTGGGCCGCTGCGTTCAAGAAGCTCCGCACCGAACTGGCGAACAAGCGCCAGAAGTTCGGGCCGTTCGAGCAGGCGTTCTCAAAGCTCGGCGAGCAGGACCAGCAGGCGTTCCTGACGTTCGCTGAGACCCTGTCCACCGACCCCGCTGCCGCCGGCGAGATGTTCCTGAACGCTTCCCGTTCGATCGCTCAGGTGACGGGCGCCGACTGGAACGAATGGGCTGGCATCGAAGCCGCCCCCGACACTGCGGCCGAGGAGCCGGCAGAGGAGACCGCCGTGCCCGAATCAGAGAAGCCGATTGACGAGATCGTCGCCGAGAAGGTCCAGGCGATCCTCGATGAGCGGGACAAGCAGGCCCAGATCGACCGTGAAGTTCAGCGGATCAACGACAAGCTGAAGGATCTCGGCTACACCGATCCTTCCGCTGCGGACGCGCAGTTGGTACTGTGGCGTGCGAAGCAGATCGAGAATGCTGCTGATGTGCTCGATGCCATCCAGCAGGCTCACACCGGACTTGACGAGTTCATCCTCGAACGGTCCAAGACTCTCGTCTCCACCACCGCGGATGCGGGCGCTGAGGTTCCCTCCGATGAGGGTTCGCTGGCCGAAGAGACATCTCCGTCCACCGACGGCCGCCCCCAGGACATGAAGGACATGAAGGCGCAGATGAACGAGCGCCTCGGTCAAATCTACGACCAGTCTTCTCTGGGAGATGCGGCCGTCTGAACCTCAAAGGTTTAGGCACCAATGCCCGCAACTCTCTCCACCGCCAACGCCGTCCTCAAGGAGGACTACAAGGGCTTCGGCGATCTCATCAACCAGAAGTTCTTCATCCTCTCGCAGGTCGACAAGGACTCCGACAACGTGCAGGGCCGCCGTGCCATCCACGCTGTCCACGTCTCCCGCAACAGCGGTGTCGGCGCCCGAGCCGAGGGCGGCACCCTGCCGACCGCCGGCCAGCAGGGCTACCAGGACACCTACGTCCCGATGCGGTACAACTACGGCTCGATCAAGCTGTCGGGCCCGGTCATCTCCGCGATGTCGTCGGACCGTGGCTCGTTCGTCCGGGCCGTCTCCTCGGAGATGGACGGGCTGGAGCTCGACCTGCGCCGTGACGTGAACCGTCAGATCTGGGGCACCTCGGATGGCGTCATCGCCACCTGCGGCACCACCTCCAGCTCGACCACCGTCCAGCTCGCCGCCACCACCACCGCCACCCAGATGCGCCAGCTCTGGGCCGACGGCGGTTCGGTCGTGGACATCGGCACTGTCGCCTCGCCGACCTCGGTCGCTTCGGCTCGTACGGTCACCGCCTACGACCCGGCCAACCTCACCATCACCATCTCGGGTGCCGCGGTCTCCACGACCAACAACACCACGAAGGTGCTGCGTGCCGGTGCCGGTGGCGCCACCTCGAACTCCGGGACCTTCGGTGACGGCCAGTCCGAGCTCACCGGTCTCCAGACCATCGTCAACAACTCGGGCACGCTGCACGGCATCGACTCGTCCAGCTACCCGATCTGGAAGGCGTACGTCGACTCGAACTCGGGCACCAACCGGGCCGTGTCGGAGACCCTGGTCAACAAGGGCATCCAGGAGATCAACATCGCTTCGGGTGGCAACATCAAGGCCATCGTCGGTTCGCCCGGCGTGTCCCGTGCGATCGCCAACCTGATGACCTCGATCCGCCGCAACGTGGACCGGGTGGACCTGAAGGCCGGCTACTCGGGCATCGCCTGGACGACCCCGCTGGAGGGCATGTCGGGTGCTTCGCAGCCCGCCGTCCTCTGGGACCGTGACTGCCCCGGCAACGCTGCCTACCTGCTCGACTTCGACGCTCTCGTCAACTACGTGCAGGAGGACTGGGGCTGGGCCGACCTCGACGGCTCGGTGCTCTCCCGGGACCCGAACGGCACCGATGCGTGGCTCGCCTTCTACCGGCGCTACCACGAGATGGCCTGCAACAATCGCAATAAGCTTGGCGTCATCAAGGACCTCACCGAGGCTTGAGCCTGACAGTTCTCCCCGGGCCGGGGGTCCCCCTCTCCTCCCCCCGGCCCGGGGCGTCCCGTCTCTCACCAGATAAGGAATCCTGATGGCTCTCACGAACACTGTCCGCAACGTCAACATCGAGGGCGCCCGCAAGGCCGTCACCGTTGACATCACCTTCGACTCGTCCTACGCGACCGGCGGCGAGGCCTTCGTCCCCGACGACGTGGGCCTGTCGGTCATCGACTTCGCCGACATCGCCGCCACTGGCGGCCGGACGTTCTCGTACAGCGCGTCGACCGGCAAGATCCTCGCCTACGCCGGGTCCACCGAGGTCACCAACGCCACCGACCTGTCGGCGGTGACGGTCCGAGCCCGCATCTGGGGCTACTGACCGATGCCGGGCTTGATCCTCCCGGGTGAGGACGTTCACAACGTGGCTGAGGCCGTCCAGCGGGGCGACTCGGCGACGGGGTGGCGTGGGGACCCCGGGATGGACACCCACATGGGCGTGGACGGCACCGTCGCCGTCTACGCCTTCGATCGCGACGGGAACCGCTACCGCGCTGCGGTGGTGGACGCCCGTAACCCTGGCTGGCGCTACGAGCTGCTGACCCGTCTCCGTGACGGCGATTGGCAGCGAGGCGACCAGTTCGACCGGCTCGACGCCTTGAACCGTGCCCGTGACCTGGAGACCTCGAAGGCTCTCCAGGAGAAGAAGGACGAGATGGCTGAACGTCTCGCCTGGGGCATCAAGCGGGATCTGGGCCACCTGTACTCGGGTACCACGAAGGACGTTCACTGATGGCTTTCGACGGCTCCGCTGTTTCGGTCGCGACGACCGCCACCGCGCTCCATACGTTCACCGCTGAGAACCAGTCGGTGGCCGTGTACAACAACGGCTCGGCGACGATCTACATCGGCAACGCATCGGACACCACCTCGACCGGGTTTCCGATCGCCCCCGGAGCGACATTCACCACCGGAGGTCTTGTCGGCGAGGTTCTGTACGGGATCGTGGCTTCGTCCACCGTCGAGGCGCGGGTTCTGAAGCAGGGCGTCTGATGGCGGGCCTCGCGTCGTGCGCGATGCGTCCCGTCCCGGCGGGCGTGGTCCTGGCGGGAGGTGAGCGGTACGGGCTGGCCTCGTCCACCGGCATCTCGCAGGGCATCCCCACGGCGTCGTCGGTGATTACTTCCGACGCGTTCTCTGGGGGCGACCTCACGAACCTCGAAGCCCGCAACACCGACGTGGCGTATGGCGGTTCAGCGAAGACGTGGTCGGCCAACACGACCCCTTCGGGCGTCGGCATCATCTCGGGCCGCATGACCCGCACCTCCGGTACCGCTCAGCGCCGTCTCGGGTTCGACGCCGGCACGGGCGACGTCTACCTCCGCTGCAAGGTGTACCTGAATGGCGGAGTGTTCGGAGCCCCGATCATCCAGGTCCGGCGCACCGACGTGACGACCGCGTCAACCGATCACTACAAGATCGAGGTCGGCACGACCGGTTCAGTCCTGCTCCGCAAGAACGTGAGCGGTTCCAACACCACCCTCTACACGCACCCCGCAGCAGCCACCGACGGCACCGAGGTCGGCCTGTTCGTGAAGGGATCGCTCGTCGGGCTCACCGTCAACGGCTCGACGGTGTTCTCGACACTCGACGCTGACGTGGCGAACTCCCGGACCTGGGTGGCGATCCAGGTCCAGACCCAGACTATCGACGTTGACGACCTCATCGTGCAGGCGTTGTAGGGGGCTGGACTGTGGCGACTCTCACGATCGCAGCTCTCGGCCCGTCGGGGGCGGTCGGCCCGCTTCCGGTCACCGTCAAGCTGGTCGACGCCTCCGGGCAGACGTCCTCGGGGTCAGCTTGTCCGGTTCTGGCTCCCTGTCGGGCGACCTGACGGCGGCGGCCATCAACGACATGGTTGCCAGCCTGTCTGGTTCGGGGTCTTTGTCCGGAACGTGGTCGGCGTTGGCCGATGTGGCGGCCAGCTTGCCCGGCACCGGAACCCTGTCGGGGACGCTTAACACGTCAAACCCGACGACCCTCGTTTCGTGGGGAACTGTCACGACCCAGTGGGGGAGACATAACACCCCTGTCGGTACTACTATCACAATAGCTGATGCGACCCCCCAGTGGGCCGCCGACCCCGTAGAGGCTGCATCTAAATGAGTAAGAGCAACGCGACCGAAACCGATCTTCTCGCCAAGATTTTCACGGCTACCGCGCTGCCGTGGGACGCCGCGACCGACCTAGAGATCCATCTCCACACCGCCGACCCGGGCGAGGCCGGCACTACCGCCACTTCGGAAGCAACGTACACGTCGTATGCGGCTGTGACGGTGGCTCGCACCACGTCCGGGTGGACTGTTTCGGGTAACACCTGCACGAACGATGCTCTCATCCAGTTCCCGCAGTGTTCGGGCGGCTCGAACACGCTCACTCATGTCAGCATCTCCCCGGCGTCTTCCACCCAGATCCTGTATTCGGGTGCCCTTAACTCGTCGCTGGCGGTGTCGTCGGGTATTCAGCCGCAGTTCGCTGCGTCGGCTCTGTCGATCACCGAGGACTGACTGTCGTGCATGTCTGTGGAGAGTGCGAGAAGCCGGTCGCTGTTGTGGACGGCGAAATCGTCCGTGTCTGCGGGCACGACCAGGCACCCGTGTTTGCTCGTATGGTCGCGACGTGTGAGGGCCGCGGCGGGGTCAAGTGACCGGGTTCGCGAACGTCAAGGAACTTGCTGACGCCGAGCTCGACGGACGCTACCAGTACAGGACGTGGCGTAAGTCGCCGACGCAGGTCACGACGATCGGTGTGTGGTTTGATCTGTCGATGTCGCCGGGTAATCCGGTGCCGCAGTATTACGCGGCGTCGCCGCTGGCTGCGGTGGCGTTGGCCCGGTCCACGGACGGCGGTTTGGATCACGGCCCCGATCCGGCCGGGTTCTCGAAGTATCTGCGGAAGATGACGGTCCTGACGACGACGGCGACAGCGTTGCCGATGCCGATGATGGTGTGCGACTACCTGCTGTTCTACCCGTTCATTGATGAGGGCACGACCGACGAGCAGACGTTGACGAACTCGGTGTCGTTGCCTCGCTGGTCGGACGGTGAGGGCGTGCAGATCATGGCGGTGTCTGTGGCTGGCCGTACGGGCGGTCAGACGTTCCAGGTGTCGTACACGAACTCCGAGGGCGTGTCGGGCCGTACGACTCAGACGGTGGCGCAGAATTCGGTGTCGGTGAACGGCTCGATCGTCACATCCGACAGGGCGAACGCGGGTGCTCGTGGCCCGTTCATTCCGCTCCAAACCGGCGACACCGGGGTCCGGTCGATCGAGTCGGTGACCATGAACGGCGCCGACGTGGGCCTCTTCACTCTCGTTCTCGTGAAACCGGTCGCGCAGTTGCAGCTCCGAGGTATCGACGCTCCCGTAGAAGTCGACTACTTCCTTGACTTCGGTCAGGCGCCGACGGTCGCTGCGGACGCCTACCTGAACCTGTTGTGCTGCCCCGCCGGGACGCTCGCAGCTACCGCTCTCCACGGTGACATCACCGTGGCATGGAACTAGGAGAACCCCGATGGGTTTCGCTTCGCTAGACGACTTCATCAACGAGACCACCACGAACGGCAAGTTCGTTCGCACCGACTGGAACAAGAACGCTCTCCCCACGACCGCCCAAACCGCCGGCCTCTGGTATGACCTGGCGTGCGGTGCCGGTAACCCCGGTTCGGACAGCGCCTACGGGTCCGGTACGAATCTGGCGTTCCAGGCGCTCGATGACACGTCGACCACGTCGCCGGGTATCCCGCACGGCGGGAACGTCAGCCCCGACACGAAGCACATCATCAACGCTTCGGCGTTTTCCGCTGCGGCCACGTCGATGCCCGCAGTGTTCATGCTCGTTGACCGTCTCGGCTACTACCCGATCACGACGGTCACCACCACCGGCGACCAGGCGCTCAACAACACGACTGTGTTCCCGACCGGCCGCCACACGAACGGCGCCGGGCTCCGCGCCTACGTGGTCTGCTCGTCGGGTGCCGCAACGACGGCGATGGGCGCGGCGACCCCGAACATTCGGATCACTTACACCGACCAGGCCGGCAACACCGGGAACACGACCCCGACAACTCTCCCGGTCGGGACGACCGCCGCAGCGAAGGGCAACATCGTGTACTCCGGTACCGGCGCCGGGAAGTACGGGCCGTTCCTGCCGCTCGCCGCCGGGGACTCCGGTATCCAGTCGGTGCAACAGTTCAACCTGTCCGCGTCGTACGTGTCTGGTGTCCTGAACCTCGTGATCTGCCGGCCCCTGCTGACGTTGCCGATGACCACGATCGGTGTCGCCGCCGAACGCGACCTTCTCAACCAGGTGCCGTCGCTGCCCCGAGTGTACGACGGGGCGAACCTGTCGTGGCTCATGTACGCCGGTGCCGCCACCCCCGTCAACTCGGCGTTCTACGGCCACCTCGATTTCGGTTGGGGCTGATGCTTCTCGGGAACTACTCGGTGCTGAACAAGAACCCCGGCCGTGCGCTGGGGGGTTCCACCGTGTCCGACACCCGCCCGCAGTGGTCCAAGTCGGGTCCCGCCCGGGGCCGGTTCCTTGGTGTTGAGGAGCTGGCGTTCGGCGAGAAATACGGGACCCCGAACGGGTATCTGCACCCGTATTCGTGGGTCATGCCGATCAAACCGGGTGGGCTCGGGTCGAACACGTTCATTGTCGGCGACGGCGCTCTGGCAGCGAACCTGGCGGGCGGCAAGAACGCCGAAGCTGCTCTCGCCGGCACAGGCTCGATCACGGATGCTGCTCTCGCTCTAGTCGTCTCGGCCGCGGCGACTCTGGCCGGTACGGGCGCGATTACGGACGCTCAGATCGTCGCCGTCCTCAACGCCGAAGCGGCCCTCTCCGGTTCTGGCACGGCTGCCGGCACACTCCGAGCTGTCGGAGAACTACTCGGGGCGCTGTCGGGTGTGGGTGCGGTCACGTTGGTTCCGTACGCGACCGGTGAGCTTTCTGCCGATTTGACGCCTGCTGCCGCTGCGTTGACCGCCGATCAGGTGGCGGACGCTGTGTGGTCGACGGTGGTCGGCCAGTACACGACCGAAGGCACGTTCGGGTACGCGACAGCGTTCCTGTACCACTTGGCGCACAACCGGATTGTCACGAACCCCGCTGACGGCACGTTCACGGTGTACGACGACGACGGGACCACAGTCCTGTACGTCGCCGACATCTTCGGTGACGCCGCCGGCACTACCCCGTACGACGGGTCTGGGGTGGAACGCCGGGACGCGTTCGGGTGATCGTCACCGGAGGCTACGGGGCTCCCCGGTCGGGGTCGCTGACCGTGTTCGGTTACGGCCGCAGCAGTGTTCTCCCGACGGTGGGGGCGATGCTCGTGTCGTGGGAACCGCCACAGTTTCTGTGGAAGTTGAAGGCGTTGCGGACCCTCCCGCCGACTAGGGGCCGTGGGCTATCATAAATCCTGATCTACCGTCTACGAGGCTGCGATGACTGTCGAGATTTCTAGCCTGTCGAAGCAGTACGTGACGGTCCCCGTGACGTACACCGATGACGTGACCGGCAACACCGTCGAGTTCGCGTTCACTCAGGGCGCCGAACCGGTCGAAGCGGACTGGGCCTCGGGGGACTGGGACGGCGCCGCTACAGCGATCTCGGCGTCCGAGTACCGGCAGACCGCCCGGGCGCTTGTCGGTCCGGCCACCGATTTCGTGTTGACGGACGGCTGGTGGTTCGCGTGGCTGCGAGTCACCGCTTCCCCCGAGGTTCCGGTCCTGAAGGCCGGCTCGTTTCTTGTGACCTGAAGGATTCCAGATGACTCTCGCTACTCTCCGCACTTCGGTCAGGGAACGCCTCGGTGTCCCGTCGGACGATTCGCTGTTCACGAACGCTGTTCTGACGGCGCTCATCAACGACGCGTTGCAGATCGTGTCCAGCGAAGCGGACTGGTACTGGCTGGAGAAGCAGGAAAACCTGTCGCTTGTAAACGGCACGTCCGCTTACACGGTGGCTTCGGACTGCACCCGCACGATCAACGTCGAGGACCCGACCGGGATCGCCTTGGCCCGCAAGCCGGTAGACGAACTTGTGTCGATGTCGACCGCTACCGCCGGGGTGGTCAGGTTCTTCTCGCCGTACGGTCTGAAGTTGGAGTTCCGGCCGGTGCCGAACACGTCGATCACGGTCGTTCACCGGTACCTCGGCGGCGAAACCGCTCTTTCGGCGGACGGTGACACTCCGCTGATGCCCGCACAGTTCCAGCCGGCCCTTGTCGAGTACGCCGCCTATTTGGCGAAGATGCGGGTCGGGAACACCCAGGAAGCCGCAGCGAACCTTGAGGTGTATCAGGGGATGGTCGCGACGATGAAGGACCGGAACTTGAAGCTCGCAGAGTCGCGTGGCGGCGGCCAGCCGTGAACCTGTCGGAGTTCCGGGCGACCGTGAACCGCAAGACCGGTATCGCGGTTGATTCGACCGCTTTGAACGGGTTCATCAACGAAGCGGTGCAGGCCGTCGGCGAGGAACGGGACTGGCCGTGGCTGTCGTACACGGACACGTTCCCCACCCAGGCGGACCAGTCGGACTATGTGCTCCCGGTGGATTGGTCGCGCACCGTGTCTGTGACAGTTGACGGCGCCCCGACCCGGCGGATCAACACTGCTGACGCTGACGCCTGGGAGTACGTGACGGACCGGCCGTGGTTCTACGGCTACTCGATCGACGCCGGGGTTCTCACGTTGAAGCCGGCGCCGTCTGCGCTGGTGACCGTGATTCACCGGTATGTGCGGGCCGAACCGGAGCTCGAAGTTGACGCCGACGAGCCGCTGATCCCCGAACGGTTCCACGGGGCGATCGCCTGCTACGCGGCGGCGTTGGTGCTGGAACGCCACGGTGACGTGACGAAGGCTGACATGCAGCGGGCCGAGTATGAGCGCTGGTTGCGGCGGATGCGTGACGCGATGTCACGGTCGCAGCAGCCCTCCCGTATCCGCATCCGGCCGGGGGCCGGCTGGTAATGGGTGAGCGTCACGGCGACGCGATCGTTTTCAGGGATTGGTCGGGCGGCGAGTTCGGCATCCTTGATCCCGGGGTCGCTGGTCGTTCCGAGAAGCAGATGTTCACCGGGGACAATGTGCTCCGCTACCGGACCGGTCTGCTCGGTCCGCGCCC